AATGGAGTGCACAGACGGGTCCGAGCATGCGTGAAAACGTAAGACACTCGATCTGGGAGGATCACAATGGAAGCAACAGCAAGCAGCATCACGACGTTCAACTTCGCCGGACATGAGCCGGTGCGGACGTCGGTCATCGAGGGCAAGGTCTGGTTCGTAGCGAAGGATGTCTCGGCTATCTTGGGCTTGAAGTGTTGGGCTGACCAAGTATCGAAACTGGAGGCTGATGAAAAGGGTTCAGTAGTTACCCCTACCCTTGGAGGACGTCAGTCGATGACGGCAGTCACCGAGGCCGGACTCTACATCTTGATTATGCAGTCAAGAAAGCCACAGGCGCACGCTCTGCGTAAGTGGATCGTGTCGGATGTGTTACCATCTCTGCGAGCGAAAGGCACCTATACTGTCCCGTCTGTTCAGATGCCCACGGTGCCGACCTCGTTTAGTGCCGCGCTCTACCTGGCAGCCAAGCAGGCTGAGCAGATCGAACAGCAGACTGCCCAGCTGGCACTTGCCGCCCCGAAGGTCGCCTTCTTCGACACCGTCGCCTCGAGCTCCGACACCACGGACATCGGCACGGTCGCCAAGGTTCTCGCTATCCCGGGCATGGGAAGAACCACGCTGTTCGAATTTCTGCGGAAGGAAGGCGTTCTCATGCAGAACAATCGCCCGTATCAGAAGTTCGTCGACATGGGTTTGTTTCGTGTCATTGAGTCGTCCTGGACAGATCCTGACGGCAACCAACACGTCTATTTCAAGAGCGTGGTGTACCAAAAAGGCCTCGAGTTCATCCGCCAGCTGGTCCAGGTGACGCAGGCATGAAGCGCGCCATTCTGTGCGAAGTCTGCAAGCATCAGGCCTGTACTTTCAACTTTCTGCTGCATCGCAAGACCATGATGTGCTTGGTCCGTCCCGGGATCGTCGCCGAGCAGGTGATTTGCCGCAAGTTTGATGAAGGGCAGACGGCCATTGACCTTGGCAACGACATTTGCCGGGTGATTGACGACCTGCTTGCTGAAGCTCATGGCGTCACCATGGACGATCAGCAGGTGAAGATCAAGGTCGAGGCGGCGCGATGATGTGGTTCGCTGTCGGCCTGATGATCGTGTCGGCGTTCGTTGGCGTCTTCTGTCTTGCAGTCATCGTCCTTGGGCATCGCGTTCACTGGCTCGTGCGTCTCGGTCTGCTGGAGGAACGATGAAGAGAATCGGCAAGCTCGTGCTCATGACCGAGAGAGAATTGAACTCATTCGCTTGGCTGAATGAGGACATCCAGAACGAGGTCAAGTTCTGGCATGACGCATCGGCGACGTGGGATGCAGAACGAGCAAACCGCCGGGCTGAGCGCAAGAAGGCCTTCCAGGCAGGCGTGTTCCATGCCTCCGGTGGATATGCCAAGGCCATGAAAGACCTGCGGGCAAAGCTCGCTGGTACGACAGCCACCATGTGCCGGGCGTTCGACTTGCTGGCGAAGTGGCGCCCACTGGTCGAATCCCTGGAGACCTATCCGAACCAGTTCGTCGAGATCGGGTTCGATGGCGCGATGATGCACTTTCCGGTGAAGCGCTGGAATAAAGACGGCACAGCGTATCTGGCAACCGTCCAGTACCAGGACAAACAATATCCGGACCATCAGGTCACGGCGATGTTGAGAGAATTGGCGCATGGCGATGATGTGAGCGACGCGGACGCCGGGGCAGACTTCGATGTTGTTGGCGTTGCCGTAGCACAGGAACGGAGGCGGACGTGAGAGTGAACATCAAGCCCTCGCAGGAGATGATCGCCGTCACCTTCCGCTACTACTGGCGCGTGAAGTTTGTCCTCGAAGAAGGGAGATGGATCTGCTTAGTCCCCTGGATGCCTCAGGGCAAGGACGTCACGATGGACATTCCAGTCGATCACTTCAAGATGATGCAGAAGGAGCAAGACGAAGGCGACCCTGTCTTCGGGGCAGAGCCGTATCATAACGCGAGGCGATACTATCGCATGGTCGTGGTGCAAGAGTTGAACAAAATGCCAAAGGAGGCGGTATGACCAAGGTTGAAGAACTACGAGCGAAACTAAATAACGTACTTGACCCTGCGTTGAAGTTCGGCAACGTCAAGGATGTTATGGCCGTTGACCCAATTCTGAACGCCCTCCTTGTTGCTAAGTATGCCGAAGGCGTGGCAGAGGGGGCAATGGTTGGGGTAAGCAAGGAACGGCGAAGATTGAAGGCAGCAAGAGATAGAGAAGGGACACGCTCTATCAACGGGGTCAGGCACTATCTCATTCCCGTAAGAGCGTTCTCTGTTCCAATCGACTCCCTCCTCGCCCCCACAAAGGGGGGGAAACCATGAGGGGACTTTATGGCAAGTACACCATCATCAAGAATGAAACAGGTAAAGAGGTGGAGGGTGACTACTTCGTCCTGAAGCTGACTGACCCGCACGCTCCTGTTGCACTTCGTGCGTATGCTGATTCCTGTAGGGCCGAGAACTCCCAACTGGCAAATGACCTGCTGGCATGGCTGGACGCTGTCCTCACCCCCGACACAAAGGAGGGGAAGAAATGAATGACATACCGAAAGGATTGCACTGTAACTGGCCGGATAAGGATGGCGAACACCACGGCTGTCAACTGCGGAGTGGTAGCGCAGGTTGTTATTGTGAGGCCTTTCCTGGAGCAATGTTCCGCGAGCAAGTGCCAGTGAAGCCGCCAAAGGGGAGACGTTACCATATGTGGCTGTATACTCGTTTGCCAGAGTGCGTGAAGAACTATCCCTATGGGGGCACGGTGACGATTGTCGCAAAGGAGAAGCCGTGACCCCCACTGAATTGTGTCTTTCGTTTGACCGCTCGATGGACTTGACCAAGCATAACATCATCCTAGTCGGTTGTTGCTTCTGCTACGTCAGAGACAATGATGATCAGCAGGTCAAACTCATAGAACGAAGCAGGATGGAAGACATCGATGATCTGAAGGGCGAAATGACGTTCCTCAGCCATGCGCCTACGGTCGGCGAACTGTTGGAGTACCTGCTCGGACTGGATGCCGTGGAATATGCCGCCAAGATGGGGTTCCGGACTCTTGCTGAGAATGGACGATATGGGTCTATCCGCATCTCGAAGGTACATTTTCAGTTTGGTTCGGACGGTTATCTCACGCAGATGTCACGGCCAATAGAGGCTGGCACTTCCAGCGCAATGATTAAGGATACTCTTTTCGAACTAGTAATGGAGATTGCGGCATGAATCGCACCTCAATCGACTGGGCCGACAAGACATGGAACGCAGTCCCCGGATACGAAGGCTACTACGCTTCTCGGGACGGGCAGATCGTCTCGCTCAGAAGGCGCAATCGCCACATCATGAAGCCCATTGTTGGTCAGGACGGACACCTCTACGTGTTCATGTCCGTTGACAGAGAGGAACACAAGATGTATGTCCACAGAGCTGTGCTGTCTGCTTGGAAGGGATTGCCTACAAACGGCCAAGAAGCCCGGCACCTTAACGACAACCCAAAGGACAACGACATCCGCAATCTCGAGTGGGGAACACGCCTTGAGAACATGAATGACAAGCGGATAAACGGAGGAATGTCCGACGGTGAGAAATCTGGTACGCACAAACTCACAAGAGAAGACGTTCTGGCAATCCGACAACTTCATGGTACGAAGACGCTGCGGGCGCTAGGACAGCAGTTCGGCGTATCACATACTGCCATCAGACGTGCTGCCCTAGGCATCAAATGGGGTTGCGTCAAGGAAGGATTGAGATGAAGAAGACGACGATCGATTATGCCGAGTATTCTTTCAACCCCATAACGGGCTGTCAGCATGGCTGTTCTTACTGCTATGCCCGCAGGATTGCTACTCGCTTCGGTGCCGACACCTATTACTTTGACACCACATATCCCGACAGGCCGCATCTGCACTATATTCGGTTTAATGTTGAAGAAGAGTTTGTTGATCTGACCTTTGAAGATCAACACGGCCGGCCGATGATACTGGGTTCCCGAGAAAACCGCAGTTTGTATCCATTCAACTTCGAGCCGACGTTCCATGAGTACCGTTTGCCTGAACCGTCGTGGGTCAAGAAGCCCTCGCGGGTGTTCGTCTGTTCGATGGCAGACCTGTTCGGAGACTGGGTGCCGGATGACTGGATCTACTCCGTCCTGGCAACGTGCGAGATGAACCCGCAGCATCAGTACCTGTTCCTCACGAAGAACGCCGGCAGATATGAGACAGTCTTCCGTGAGAAGACCGCGCACTTGAATTGGTGGCTCGGGACGACATGCGACACCCTAGACCACACGTTTTCGATGACCGTCGATGACCCAACGGGCGCGGCCATGATGTTGGCACATTCTCGCGGCTGGCACACGTGGGCATCAGCTGAACCGCTCTTGGAAGACATCGCCTCGCGCTTCGACATGGCAGACCAGATGATTGACTGGCTGGTGATCGGGGCCATGACAGGGCCGGGTGCAAAGAATCGGCAACCGCAAGCCGATTGGGTCTATGACCTTAGTAGCCGTGCATTAGAGCATGGTATACCCCTATTTCAGAAGAAGAATCTGGCACACTTCTGGCCTGATGGCAAGACGATCCAGGAATATCCGAGGACAATGACGGCATGACGCTGTATCGGCATGACAGTACAGCGGCTTGTCAGCGTGCCAGCATGCAGGTAGGCCGTCTTACTGGCATGAAGGCGAAAGAGTTGACAATCTCGAGGAAGACTGGTATGGTAACGGTTGCCCTCGTGACCTCTCTCCCTAGTCTGCGTCGCGAGGGTTTGCATTTGAAGACTGGGGCTTGACACACAAATGGACATTGCTATAGTTCGTAGTAGAAGGCGGCTTGGGACAGCCAGCTACTGTTCGACAACCAACCGCATAGGGCTGCCGCCTCCTACGTCAACGCTTGCGGGTTATGCGGTGAGAGTCTTTTCAGAGTCCAGCCTCCCACCAATAGGAACAGATAAACCCTTATTGGGTTTGGAGGCGTACCACGTCTAATCGAATCCTTGGTGAGTCCATTACCACCTCAGAAACATTGGATCAACTCTGTCCCGAGCAAGAGAACCTGTTCTATCGACTTTTGGTTGTCGTAGATGATTACGGCTGTTCTGATGCTCGCCCGGTCATTGTCCTGGCGCGGTGTTATCCGCTGCGAATTGGGAGGATTCAACCTGACGAAATGGCGTCTTGGCTACAGAACCTTGCCAACGTCGGCCTGATTACTCTGTATCAAGTCGAGGGAAAGGAATATCTTCAGGTCACTAAATGGGAACAGCATCAGCATATCCGCACGAAGCGCCATAGATATCCACTACCTGTCGCAGATGGTAATAAATCGCAAGACGTTGCAGCTACTCTAGACAATCTGTTACAATCTGTTACAATCTGCAACAAGTTGCAACAAGTTGCAACAAGTTGCAACAATCTGCGCGAATTGCAGCCTGAATCCTTATCCTTATCCTTATCCGAATCCAATCCTAATCCAATCCTTACAGATTCTCTTCCAAAACACAAAAGCATGACGCAAAAGACCTGACAAAGCCAGTAAGAATCTACAGACTAGGGAGGTCTACAATGGAGGAATTGCAAGTATGGCAGTATAACGCTCATGAGATTCGAACGGTAACAAAAGATGGAGATCCATGGTTCGTGGCACAGGACGTTTGTAGCATTCTGGATCTGAAAGATACAAGCAAGGCAGTCGAAGGTCTTGATGCGTCCGAAAGGGATAAGGCCCAAGTTCTGACCCTTGGTGGCGAACAGTCTATGACTGTCATCAGTGAATCAGGAATCTATGCCCTGATCATCAGAAGCCACAAGTTCCAGGCGAAGGCCTTTCGGCTGTGGGTCACCGGTACGGTCCTTCCGCAGATCCGCAAGACCGGGTCCTACCTGCCGAGCTCGAAGAACGTCTACGGGATTCTCAGGGGACTTGTTGATGACCTGGAGCGTCAGGACCAGCAGATTGCCGCGGCCAATGCCAAAGTTGACCAAGTAAGTCAGCGCGTCGACAAGATCGCCCAGGGGATCCCTGCCCTGCCAGTACCGTCCAACGCGAGCGAGGAATTTATCACACCGACCCAAATTGGACGCATGTTCAACCCCCGGCTTTCTGGAATTGAGGTCAATATCCGTCTACAAATCTGCGGCCTCCAGTTCAGGGTTGGGGGAGAGTGGATCCCAAATGAGCGAGGAAAGCAGTACGCCAAGACGATGCCTATTCAACTGGAGAATCGCCGTTGTGTCTACCAGACGTTCTGGATGAGGAAGGTGTTTGACATCATCGGAGAGGCTTTGCTAACATGACTGACGAAGAACGGAAAGAGCACAAACGTCAGTACAACCAGGAATACTACGAAGAGAACAAAGAAGCAAACGCCCAACGCTGCGTCGCGTACTACGGGGAACATCGAGAGCAAATCTTGGAGCACGTGAAGAAATGGCGGTCGGATAATCGTGAAGAGATTTCTGCGAGGCGTTCAGCTCTGTACTGGGAAAGCGAAGAACGGAGAACCAAGATGGCATCCTACAATTCCACCTATCGAAAGGAACACCCCGAAATCCGGATTGCTTGGACAGAATTGCATAGAGAGAGGATTGTGGAGACCAATAGACATTGGCGCCTCGGACATAGGATGTTGTGTCGGTTTCGAGTACGTGAATATCGAGCCCTGAAGGTAGTTAATACGCCGATTGACGAAATGCTGACACTTGGCGAGTGGAAAGACATTCTCCAGCGGTTTGATTACCGTTGTGCCTACTGTGGACACAAGTTGCGACTCGATGGGACAAGATGGGAGGTTCCAGAGCAGGATCACGTCATCCCTCTATCTAAGGGCGGCAAGCATACCAAAGCAAACATCGTTCCAGCTTGCCGACATTGTAACGCCAGCAAGAACAAGAGAACTCCGCGAGAATGGAAGGGGCTTGACATGATCTGCGAGGTAGCACCCAATGGTTGAACTGCCGAACGGTGATCTCCAGCTGGACAACGGCGTCATCATCCCCGCTGAGAAACGTACCAGGACTGAGGTCTACAGCCGTGTGGTTGGCTATCTGAGGCCTGTTTCCCAATGGAATAAGGGTCAGAAGGCTATGTGGGCTGACAGGGTCGTGTTCGATCCGTCCCTGGTACGCAAAGGAAACATTGTGAGCGTTGAACCTGAACCGATCATAGACAGTGAACCTGTCGTTCAGAAAGTCGAAGCAGGGGGTATCCTGCCGATCATCACCTAGCAAGAATGTAGAAACGACGCGCCATTGAGCGTCGGATAGCCTTAGGGGTATAGCACAAAAAATAGCGGACTGGGGGATATGATGCGGACTGGGGAATTACGGCGAACACCATTACGGCGCACGGCATTCAAGAAAAGCGGACGAACCTCTGAAGGGAGCATTCGAACGTGCAAGGCAGTCAGCAAGGGTGTCGAAGCTGCGCAGATACGCAGCCGCTGTCTGACGGCCCTGCGAAACGAGAACGACACAATCTGTGGCGACATCGTTCGCTTTCGTGACGGCATGGTCTGTCGTCACTGTCATCAACACGTCGAAGGTCGCAACGCCCAGTGGTCACACATCTTTGTCCGGGAACTCTTCGGCACGCGCTGGAACTCTCGCAACGCTGTCCTGCTCTGCTCCGACTGTCACAACGGATGGTGGCACGATCTCAGCCGGAAGGAGGCAATGTCCTGGGCGAAGACGCAGGTGGGCGTAGGTTACCTCGATCAACTGTGGGCCGAATCCATGGCACTGCTCCATGACCGTCAGGCCTTCTACGAATCCGAGAACGCCAGGCTCAAAGCCCAATACCGCGCAATCACCGGACAGGCATGGAGCAAGTCATGACCTGCATCGTTGGTTTTAGCACGAAAGGCAAGGTCTACATCGGCGGGGATTCGGCAGGCCTATCCGGATGGACACTGACGGTGCACAAGGATCCTAAAGTGTTCACGAACGGACCCTACATCATGGGCGGGTGTGGCTCTTTCCGTGTGCGAGACCTGCTGCGCTATGCCCTCGTGGTTCCTGAGAGACATCCTGATGAAGACATCGATAAGTGGATGAGGACAACTTTTGTCGACGCCATCCGTGGCTGTCTGAAAACGGGCGGCGTTGCTGAGAAAGACAAGGAAGTAGAAAAGACTGGTGACAGCTGGATTCTTGTCGGCTATGAAGGTCGCCTGTTCAAGGTCCAGAGTGACTACCAGATAAGCGAAGCGCTCCACCCCTATGACGCTACCGGGTGCGGCGAAGAGTATGCCAAAGGTGCAATGGCGGCTATGATTCGCGCAGGTGACATCGCACCTGAGGACATGATTCGTATTGCCCTGGAGATTACTGAGCGCAACTGTGCGGGCGTCAGGGCGCCCTTCAACGTGGTGACACTATGAGCGGCGAGCAGAAATGAAGTGGTCCTCTCGCACGTCGCGCCGCATCGACTACAGCCAGATTGTAATCATCGTGATTGCCATCCTGCTCGCTGCACTGTACATTGCGGCATTCCTGCTCTTTGCGCCGCGTCAGAGGAGCGCCGATGATTGGGTCAATCTGCGTCTCGCTACTCGCACTGCAGTCGTGAAGGTTGCTCTTGACAAGGTGACGACAAGGGAGTCAGAACCAGTCAAGGTTCTGTACATGGAGTGCACAGCGTATTCTCCTACGGTTCAAGAGTGTGATGGTGATCCGCTGACGACGGCATCAGGCCAGAAGGTTCGCGTCGGTGGTATCGCGGCAGATTGGCGCGTCCTGCCCTGTGGAAGTATCATCACCGTGCAAGGCTACAATGGCGGGAACCCTTGCACCATTATCGACCAGGGCGGTGCTATCAAGGGGCTGAAGCTGGATGTTTTCTACTGGCACGAAAGCGAGGCAATCCAGTGGGGCAGGCGGCGCAATGTCGAAGTCCGGGTGCTCTACATTCCGAAGGCCAAGAAATGACGAACAACGGTGTCATCAAAACGCTATGCCCAGGCAACAAGGTCCAGCTGGTTCTTCTTGACGGCCGTATCTTCAAGGGGCTCGTCGTCGGCAATGGGGTGCAACAATGGGTCGAGCTGACAGACAAGTACGGCGACCAATTCACCGTTAAGGCAAGCCGCCTCAGCCGCTGCCTTGGTATGCTGGAAGTAGTGGAATGAGACGCGGACCCGAAGTGTCCGGATGGGCAGGCAGCCTGTTTCCTGAGCCGATTGCGCCGAAACCACATGAATCTGACGGTGGAGTAGATCATCGCTTTGTATGCGTGCCGGGCTGCAAGGAACGAGTCGGCTTTGTATGTGAGCATTGGGACCAAGACAGATTCAAGTGTTCGGTCAGGTATGCGAAAGCGCTGTCACACGATATCACGATCGTCGACAATGTGGTGATGGTGGATAGCGTGATCTGTGATGACAACTTCGTGCCTCTCACTCAGCCCGCCCCAAAGCTCGAATCTCCCTGGGCGTGTGACTGCCGGAACTGTGGCGAGTATCACGGCGGGACGTGTCCGCTCTATGGCTGCATGTGCAAACCCCACTGTCGGCAGGAACCTCCCTGTGCCGTCGAGCGCTGTGTCGGCTACTGGCCGGCTAGCGACAAGTTCGACAAGCTGGCAGAGGACAGACTCATCATGTACCTGCAGAGAGTCAGCATGCCTACGGCCAAAGAGATCGCGCCGTTGTTCCCGAAGGAGCTCCTCGCCCAGGTATACAACAAGGGACTTATCCAAGGCTCTGACGACGGGTACCGTTACGACTTGGGTGAGTCAACGGAAGAGTTCTTTTGGCGCATCAACAACACCCCCTGGACTCTCGCTGCTGTTGCCAAGCAGAACGAGCGCAACGATATTGGAGTCTATGAACCCTTCGAACAGTGGAAGCTGCTCATGCGGTATCGACAGAAGGCGCCTGTTGCGCCTGTCGAGCCCACGAAGCCAGCCAAGGCGAAGAAGCAACCGAAGCTCACGAGTACGGTCTATAATGGCAACGCTCTCCCCGGAAGCAACGCCGACATCTGTTCGCACTGCGACTGTGAGACCTGCGGTCTGAACCAGGCACATCTGGACTATACGGACAAGACGTGGAAGGATTGCCCTCCCTGCGGCTGTGACCAGTGCCTGGGGAAGCCCGAGCTCCAGCCGACAACGCTCTGCGGACGCAAGGCTGCTCTCACTGCCGAAGTCATGGGCAACACCGAGAGCCAGCTGCTGCGGGAACAGTTGCACGTCGACACGGTTCAGCGGTACGTCCGGCCAACCGAATGCGCAGACGGCTCATGCACTGCCTGTCAGTGCCAGACCTGTGGCTACCGCAACCTGAACTGTGCGCTCAATGGCGATGAACCAGTCCTCATCTGTTCTACATGCTGGCTGAATCATCCGCATCACTGGAAGGTCTACGCTGCGATCGTCAAGAAGTGTCCTCACTGGCGCGACGCTGCAACCTTCCCCGCGGACATCCTGGCCCCTGGCATGGGACCCTGCCCCGAGATTGCCTGTCAACTAATGTACAACGGCGAAGGCGGCCCCTGTCTCTGCCATTCGTGCAAGCATGGAACGCCCGATTGCGATAGCACGTGCGGTGTCCCCGGCTACCCGATGGAGACGGGGCAGTATGCTTGTCGATGGTATGCGAAGAAAGATGTGGCCGCGATCGAGGCAGTGATGCTGCTGGCTGCCGAACTGGACGTTCCAGACCTGGTCAAGGTAGGCGACCTGGTGACCCGGCTGCACACAAGAGGCTTTGTGTACGACATTCGCAAGGTGACACGCGTGGAGAGAACGGACGCCGGCTGGCAGATCTACGGTGATCTGTGGGACGACTTCCGGCACCCGCGGCGCAGGCTGACCAGCAAGGATGAGCTACTCGTTGATTGGGGCGTTGCCGGTTGGAGGGCCGAAGGCGGCAAGGTGGTCGTTCAAGTAGATAATGCCGTCGAGAAAAATCACTACGACAGTGTCTATGGCGAGAAGTTCGCCGACGACCGAGTCATCGTCCTCACCGAAGAACAGGTCGAACAACTTTGCGCCACTGAGGAAGCAGAGAATGCGGCTGGTCCGACGTGGTTCACGCACGTCTGGTTGAAACCCGCGGGGTCGAAGGGGCACAAGGACGCCCAGGGATATCTCGAGGATCCCCGTAATGAGTGGCCACATCTTGGCTATGCGCGGTTTGTGGACACGTCGACCGCGAAGTATCTGCCAGGACACCGCGCCGAGTCCTATGGTGACGAACCCGAGTGTGAGCATTGCCTTTGTGAGACGTGTCTGCATCAAAAGGACTGCCGCCTGGACAACACCCTCAACCCCTGCAGTAGATGCAAGGCCAAGGGAGCTCGTCATCAAAGGGCGGTCGATTGCGAAGGATATAGGAAAGCTTAACAACCAGCCATCCCCAACCCAACCAAGGCAAAGCGGGCCGTCTGAATATCCGGTGAGGGATTGTTTCATAGAAATGAGGGCGCACGGCGAAACGCACGGAGGCGCACATGACCGGATGGCACGGATGGTCTCAGAGTCCTTTGCACGTACGTGGGTTCAAGACGCTTGAAAGAGGCGGCAGGATTACAGCGCTGCTCTGTCAGGGAGGCAATGCGCGGAATGTTGTGCGTGCTCTCCGCAGACAGTTGCGCAAGGAAGAGCATAGTGAGTTCGTCGGTGCGATTGTTTTCGGTCTGAGCCGCCGTTTCGACCTTTTGTACGAGATTGCTGATGGTGGGCTCAGAAACGGGAAGCATGTGACGTTTCTCAACGTTGGGCACTGGACGCACGGGAAGCCAGAACGAATCATAGAACGGATCATCTTGCCCGAGGAAGCAGAGAAACGCTATCCGCACGTGTGTGTGCGCATTCCGACAGGGACGCCGAGCATCTGGCGCACTGGGAATGATCGTTACCGGGTACGGGTTGGCGGGAACTATGTTGGGACCTATGACTCGTTTCTACTGGCCATCTCTGCCAAGGGCCTGTACGTGAAACATCATCCTGGACGTCACCGATTGCTTGGCAAGAAGTCCCTCCAAGGGCTTGCTAATGCAGGAATGCACTCCTAGACTATAAGGACGACGCAGACTAGGGGGTCTTATGTCGTACGGTGTTCACGAGGGTACCAGGAATGTGCAGTATGCCAGGTTCGTTCTGGTTCCTTGTCACGCCCCTTGCAAAGCCCCCATGTACCACGGTCAGGCCCGCTGTTTGCCCGTGAACGCATGGGGGTTTCTGCATGGCTAAGAAAGTCATTCGCAAGGTCGAGGCAAAGCGCGTTGTCGATAACGTGTGCTGCTTTGAGTGCTATTTCGATTCTTCGAAAACGGATCGTTTCGGTGAGACCAAGGTAGTCATCGTTGCATCTGCAGCGCAATTGGCCGAGGTCAATAAACTCGCCATGATCAAGAACCAGGCGGATACGACGTTGTACGCTGCCTTCCAGGTTGCTCATAATGCCAACTAACACGGTCGGTCGTATGAATGCAGTAGGCGAGCTTCCTCCCAACCGCGAACGCGGACCCCTTTGCCCGTCTGCTGCATTGATACAACCTATGCCTTGGCTCGTGCTCGGTTGGTGGACATGTCGTTACCTCTCGCTCCCAAGGTTCGGTTGGGCGAACAGGACGCGGTGAGATGCCATATGCACCTAAGCATGTGTGTGCATACACGGGCTGCCACAACCTTGTCAGCAATCCAAGCCAAGGATATTGCGATGAGCATAACCAGGCAGTCAATCATCGCTACAACAAAGAACGCACAGACACCCTCGAGCGTGAGTTCTATGGTCAGCAACGGTGGAAGGTTGCGAGAGCCGCCTATCTGCTCGACCATCCCTATTGTGAGCGACATCTTGAACAGGGTAAGTTTGTCCCGGCTGTCATGGTTCATCATAAGAAGGCAGTCAAGGACTATCCCGATCTCGCGTTGGAGCCCACGAACTTCGAGTCGCTATGCGATGCTTGTCACAATGCGGATCATCCGGACAAGGGCGGAAGGCATGATTGACGTGTGCGAAAGAACCTTGTCTAGAACACGCATGAACACAGGCGATAGGGGTATGCGAAACCCACAAGGTAGTCTACGTCTGACGGCGCGAGGCCACGCTTTTGCGAGTGCGAAAGTTGTGACCCTGGGGGGCTTGTGATGGGTCGTACAGGCAGACCGCGGAAGCCAGACGCCATCAAGAAGCTCGAGGGCAACCCTGGGCATCGTCCCCTCAACATGGCTGAGCCGCGGTTTCCCGCCCTGATCTCCTGCCCAAATTGGCTGACGGGCGAGGGAAAGAGTGAATGGCGCCGGGTCATTGGCGTTCTCTCGAAGGTTCCCGGCCTCCTGACCTCGGTTGACCGTTCCGTTCTGGCTTCGTACTGTCAGTCTTATGCTCGCTGGCGTCAGGCCGAACATCACTTGGAAGAGGAAGGCTCGACCGTGACGATCACTGGCCAACATGGATACTGTGCGGAGCAGCCGTCCCCCTGGGTGAGCATCAGTAAGACGTACCATGACGCCATGATGCGTTCAGCGAGGGAGATGGGGTTCACTCCTTCTGCCCGTTCAGGGGTCAGGGTTCAGCAGCCGACGAAGCCGCCTACCGATGTGCTCACCCCTCCGAAATCCTCACCGCCGCACATGGTTGTCGAAAGACATAGGAAGCCATGATCACCAACGACGTCTCTCGGATAGATACGAAGGCCTACTACTTCGACCAGGAAGCAGCCGACTACGCTGTTCGCTTCTTCGCGCATCTCAGGCAGTATAAGGGTGAGTGGGCCGGGCAGCCGTTCACGCTCCAGCCCTGGCAGGCCTATATCGTTTCGCAACTTTTCGGTTGGAAACACCGCTCGGACGGTCTTCGCATGTACCGGAAAGCGTACATCGAGGTCCCTCGGAAGAATGGGAAGAGCACCCTCTGTGCTGGTCTCGCCCTCTTGTTGGCGTTTGCCGATGGGGAGCCGGGCGCCGAGGTCTACTGTCTCGCCAATGATAAACAGCAGGCGCACATCGTGTTCGACTGCGCCAAGATCATGGCGGAAACCTCTCCCGTGCTCGCGGAACGCATCCTGGCATACCAAACCTCTATCGTCCAGGAGAGCAGCCGCTCCGTTCTCCGTTCGCTCAGTTCTGATGTCAAGACCAAGGCAGGATTTAACGTCTCGGGGGCAGTCATCGACGAGCTCTATGCCTTCGACGATCCCGAGTTGGTGGACCTGATCATGACAGGCACGGGCGCGCGCAAGCAGCCACTCATTATTGAAATCACGATGGCAGGCAATGATCAAGAATCTGTCTGCTATCAAACGTACCAGTATGCTAAGAACGTGGCCGCCGGCATGATGGACGATCCGACGTTCTTCACGGTCATCTATGAAGCTGATCCCACAGATGACTGGACAGATCCGAAGGTGTGGTACAAGGCAAATCCTTCCCTGGACATCATCATCCCTGAATCCTACCTTGCTTCCGAGTGCCGTGAGGCAACGAACGTGCCTGCGAAGCAGAATGCCTTCCGGCGTTTCTTTCTCAATCAGTGGACACAGCAGTCAGAGCGCTGGCTGGACATGGCTTTCTATGATAAGTGCATCACCGATAAGCCATTTGAGACTGCCGGGCGCGTGGGGTTTGTTGGTATCGATCTCGCCCGGACCATCGACTTGGTAGGTTGTGTCGAACTATGGGCTCCACTTAAGCCAGATGGTCAGTGCGACGTTGTCCCCATGGCCTTCATCCCCGGCGACAACCTGCAGGAGCGTTCACGTGCCGACCATGTCCCCTATGACGTATGGGTGCAGCAGGGATTCATCCAGACGACACCGGGGAACGTGTGCGATTACGACTTCATCCGTTCTTATCTGGAGAAGCGGCGCGAGATCACGAAGTGCAACGACCTCCTGGGAGATCCGTGGAACTTCTCGCAGTTCAGCAATGACCTGCAGAAGGATGGCTGGAACGTTCTCGAAGCACGTCAGGGATTCAAGACCATGAGCCCGTCAGCCAAGGAATTGCAGCGCCTCATCATGGCCGGCAGGATCAACTTTCCTCCGAACCCGGTGATGCGCTGGATGTTCGACAACGTGTCGGTGATCCAGGACCCCGCGGGGAACATCAAGCCGGTGAAGCGCAACAATGCCTCCCATATCGACCTGCTGATTGCGCTCCTGTGTGCCCTGCATGGACATCTGGAACTACAACCGACCATTCAGGACGACTATTACAAGACCCACGACATCTTCGTGGCTGGAGGCTGAGACGATGAACTTCTGGACACGACTCAAGAGGGCGACAGAGTGGCTGCTGACCTCGAACGATCCGGTACTGATCCGGATGCTGGGCGGTCAGAATGCCATCTCCGGCGTGACGGTGACGGAGAGTACGGCCCTCACCTTGACGACGGTGTACTCCTGTATTGATCTGTTGGCGTCGACCATTGCATCGCTTCCTTTGAACGTCTATCGGAGAACCAAGGATGGCAAGGACCGGGCGTCGGATCATCCGCTGTATCCACTCTTGCATGACAAGGTCAACTCGCGCATGACGTCGTTTGCCTGGAGACAGGCAGCTGCGAGCCATCTGTTGGGTTGGGGCAATTCCTATTCTGAGATCCAGCTGGATGGTGCCGGGCGCACCGCCGCTTTGTGGCTGCTCCGTCCTGACAAGATGCAGATCTGGCAGAATGCGGACCTGAGTTTGACATACATCTACACACTGCCCGATGGAACCACCGCAAAGTTGCCCGATTACCGAATTCTTCATTTGCATGGCCTCTCTTTCGATGGGATTGTCGGGTACTCGCCCATCGACAAGGCACGTGAGACGCTTGGTCTTGCTATGGCAGCTCAGCAGTATGGAGAGCAGTTCTTCGCTCACAATGCGAATCCGAGTGTGGCGCTCAAATTTCAAGGAACACTCGGGACTGACAGGGCCAAGGAAATCGCCGCGACTTGGGACGCGACGCACGCAGGATTAAGCAATGCGCATCGCACCGCTGTCCTCGAAGGTGGCGCAGACATCGCAACCATTGGGATCAACCCAGACAATGCCCAGTTTCTTGAGACCAGGAAGTTCTCACGCGAAGAAATCGCCTCCATCTTCCGGGTCCCCCCGCACCTCGTAGGAGATCTGGACCATAGCACGTTCTCCAACATCGAGAACCTTGCCATCCAGTACGTCACTTATACCGTCCGGCCGTGGTTGGTGAACATTGAGCAGCAGCTCGTGGCCCTGTTTCCTGAGCCCGATCGGCAGACCTACTTCGCTGAGTTTGTCCTGGATGGTCTTCTGAGGGGCGATACTGCTTCGCGTCATGCTTCCTACGCTCTTGGACGCCAGTGGGGTTACCTGTCAGTCAACGACATCAGAAATATGGAGAATATGAATGCTATTGGAAGCCAGGGTGACCGGTATTTGGAGCCCCTGAACATGACCGTCCCCCCAGCAATCCGGAGCCTGTTGCTTCCGGTCGTCGGAGATGTCATGGCGGGTATTCGAAAACGCGAGCAGCACGACGTCCTGACCGAGGGGAAGAAAGCCCTTGATTCATCAGGTGTTGCTGGTTTCACCCAATGGTTGCGCGAATACTGTGCCACATCACTCTGTAAAGTGGTAACAGAGCGGCTTGCAGCACCCCTGCTTGCACACATTCGCGCAATGGGTGATGGCAAGGATGCGGACAGGCTGGTTGGAGAAGCCTTCGCGCAAGTCCAGGCAAGGCGTTACGCCGAGTCCGAAGAGGCTGTACTGCTCTCTGTCGTGAGCCGGGCGCAGGATGAGTTCGTTGACCCGATGCACGCTCTTGAGGTCTGGTATGCGGAACGGGCGCAGAACTCATCTGCGTCGCTTGCCTCTGACATTCTGGGGGCCGTCAATGCACAACTGGAGGTATGCAATGGATAAGATAGCTGAATTGCGCAACGCCTTGGCAGTACATCACACAACTACGTCAGACGCGCCGTGGGACGGCCCGGCGGCGAAAGCAAATCTCCGGTTGGATGAGACCGAGGATTATTACCGGAAAGCTTTTGCCTGGCAGGATCCCGCAGGAGACCCAAAGACAAAGGCGGCATACAAGTTTATTAACCATGAAGTCGCCAGTGATGGCACGATCGGCGCAGCCAATGTCAAGGCTTGCCAGGCGGGCATTGGCGTGCTGAACGGGGGCCGCGGCGGAACCACGATTCCCGATGTCGACCGAGAGGGCGTCTACAATCACCTGGCGGCGCATATCGATGATGCCGGTCTGGTGGCGCCAGAACTGAAGCAGTTCGCGGATGACAGGATTGAGCGCCGGACCGTGCCCTGTGAGTACCGTGAGAGTGATGGGGCGAATCCCATGATCGCCGGACATGCCGCCGTCTTCGACACGCCAACCGACATCGGTGGCTGGTTTACCGAGGTTATTGCCAAAGGCGCGTTCAAGGCGGCCATCAAGCGCGATGACGTACGAGCCCTCTGGAACCACAACGAGGACTACGTGCTCGGGCGAACTCCGAAGACCCTGCGGCTTACCGAGGACGAAAAAGGGCTGGCCGTCGAGATCGACGCGCCGCAGACACAACTCATCAAGGACATGGTCCTTACTCCTATGCAACGCGGGGACGTGAACCAGATGAGCTTTGCCTTCCAGGTGACGAAAGAGCAATGGGATCAATCAGATCCCAAGAATCTTGTTCGCACGATCCAGGAAGTCAAACTCTACGACGTCTCACCGGTTACCTTTCCCGCGTATCCGACGACCGACGCGTCTGTCCGCTCCGGCTTGGACGTGTTGAATGATTACCGTGCCACTCAAGGCCAATGCCCTGGGGCATTGCCTGAACCCATACATACCACCCCAACTTCTGTGTTGCGGGAGCAGCTGAGGCTCGCAGAGCTCGGCAAGTGAAGACTACCTAGGAGGTAGTGATGACTGTAAAAGATATTCTCGAGAAGCGTGCAGGTCTTATCAGCAATGCACGCGTACTGATCGATCTCGCGGATAAGGAGAAGCGCGAGATGACCGCTGAAGAGCGGACGCAGTACGATAAGATCATGACCGACGTGATCACCCTCAGAGAGGATGCGGACCGTCGGAGTGCGCTGGAAGCCGCGGAGGTCTCTTTGGGCGAGAAACAGCCCGTCCTTGCTGCGGGCGGGGTCAAGGGAGAAGCACCCAAGGATGAGGCGCGCGCCGCATTCGTCAAATATCTGCGCAACGGGCGCGTCAGCGAGATCGAAGCTCGTACCCTGACACAGTCGAGTGAGGCCGATGGCGGCTACCTCGTACCTGAGCAGTTCGCGAAACAACTCATCCAGGGTGTCGACGCCAAAGTCTTCGTCCGCCAGCTGGCGACGATCGAGACCATCGCGGGCACCGATTCTCTCGGCATACCCACCTTACTTACAGATGCTTCCGACGCCGAATGGACGTCTGAAGTCGCCGCGGCCACGCTCGATGTGACCATGAAATTCGGCAAGCGCGAGCTCAAGCCGCAGGTTCTGCGCAAGGGAATCAAGATTTCCAACGCGCTCCTTCGGAACTCGGGGATCGATGTCGAGAGCAAGGTCCGCGAACGCTTCATCTTCAAGTTCGCCAAGGCGTTTGAGAATGGTTATTTCAACGGCTCAGGCACCAACCAGCCGCTTGGCGTGTTCACCGCTTCGGTGAACGGCATCAACACTGACCGCGACTTTGCGACCGGCAACACACAGACCGCCCTCACCCTGGATGGCCTGATTGGCGCAAAGTACAACATCCAGGAACAATATCGAGCGGTTGCGGTATGGATGTTCCACAGCTCCGCAGTCCTTGCACTTGCATCGATGAAGGACGGCGAGGGCCGCTACATCTGGTACGGTTCGGTTGTCACCGGAAGCCCCGACAGACTCCTTGGTGTTCCCGTGAACGAGTCCTTGTACGTTCCCCATACCTGGACTGCTGGCCTCTACGTCGGCATCCTGGGTGACTTCAAGTCCGGCTACCGCATCGTCGACTCGAACGGTATTTCCATTGCCGTCGCGAAGGAACTGCACATCGCCACCGGTGAGACCGGGTTCTATGGTGAGGTCTGGTCAGACGGTCAACCCGTCCTTCCCGAGGCCTTCACCCGCATCACGCTTGCCCCATAGGAGGATGATGACATGGGTATGAAGAGTCTCCTCAAGAATAACATCATCACGCAGGAAGTCGGGTACTTCACCGCCGGCCAGGTGGCCAAATCCTCGACTGTCCTAGATATGGCCGGGTTCGACTGGGCATGTGCCATTGCTTCTTATGATACGCTCCTTGCAAACGGAACGCTCACCCTTGCTGCATTCGGTGGGGACACGTCTGCTGCTGCGGCGACCGCCTACACGGCGGCTACTGTTACTTATACCGAACCCGCTTCTTCCCCCATTTCCAACATCGTGCAGGTTCTTGAAGTCTGCCGCCCCACGAAGCGCTACATCAAGTTCACGATGACCCCCGGCGCGGCGAACGCCGTCATCTGTTGCATGATCGTTCTCCGCGGCAAGGGCGTGATGCCTGTGACACAGTCGCTGGTTACCAAGGGCTGCCTGTCGTCCCTTTCTGTGGTCACACCTGTCTAATCCAGTTCAATGTATCGGGGGCCCTCATTGGGCCCCCTTCGGAGGTAGCAAATGGGAAGCTCTACTGCAAGAGTTCACAAGGAAGACGGCCTTTTGACGTTGGAGCCGGGCGCCGTCCTGAAAGTAGGCACTGCCAATGTCGCGGCAAGCGTCACCTTCACCTTTACTGCGGCTGCTTCAACCGTCTCGGAGTGCGCCATCGCCGTGCTGGATGGAGCGGGGGTTGCAGTCACCACGCCGCAGGTCATTCATTTCTGGCTTTCGGATGCCGCAACGGGTCTGGGATTGACGGGAACCGCCGCCACGACCCTGGCCGTGAAGTCTGCGTGCGGTACCGACCTGAGCGTTCTTGTGGCCGCCAAAGCCGACCTAGTCCAGACGCTTGCCACTGGTATCTACACGTCCAACATCACGAGTAGCGCCAAGACGCTCTACTATGTGGCCGCTTATCTTCCTGCTGTTGGGAAGACGTTCGTTTCCAGGGTTATGGTCACTGGGGATTACGGAGCATAACGTGTACGCCCAGTGGTTTGACTCAGGGATTGTCACAACTGCTGCCGACGGGACGGCGACCGGATATGTTCCGGTCGCCTCTGGTCGTGTGCTTGCGATCCGGTATGTAAAGACTGATTATGCCACGCCAACAATTACCATCACGGTTGAATCGACGACAGAACCGGTCCTCACCCTGACGACTCCAGCAGCCTCAATTATCAAGTATCCACGTGTTGGTATCCAGGATGAGGCGGGAGGCGATGCTCTCTACGCTGCCGCAGGAACAAAGGTTCGGGAAGCTGTCGCCATTTACAATGACCGGCTTAAGGTCGCAATTACCGGGGGCGGCGACACGAAGACGGGACGTTTCTACGCCCTGATTGGAGGCTGATCATGATTGTACGTATGCTGTCACTCGCAGCAGGCCCGTTCGGAGTCTGGCGTCCTGGGATGGACGTTGAGGTCCCGGAAGACCAGGGACAGGCGCTCATCAAGGGACACTTTGCAGTGCTCGTTGGGGGTAACGATGGCCGGTATACATCGGTTGTTGGAGGCAACATGGTTGAGACTGCCATGCTGGCGCCGGCACAACCCATTCTAGTTCCTGCTGTGGAACTGCGGTTGACCTTTGGGAAATACAAGGGCAAGACGGTCCGGGAGATCTACGCTGAGAATCCCAAGTACGTGACGGATTTCCTCGCACATAACGAGGATCCGGAGATCGCTGCAGCCGCTAAGGCCGCTGGCGCGTAATGGCTGTCACCCTGCTGCCCGAATTCAAGGCATTTGCACATATAGACTCGGCCGATACGACCGGGGACGTGAACAATGCCTATGTCCTCGCGCGTTCCCAGGCCGACGTGGAACGGGTATTAGGGTATCAATTGGACACGGCTACGGTGACAGCGGAGTTGCAGGACAGCTGCAAGATCGTTTTCCCGGCGCACCCGCCGGTTACCACACTCACATCGGTCAAGTACCGTCCAAATCCTGTCGACCCGACAAAGGACATTACGCTCGTCGAAGGAACTGATTATGTCCAGCGCAGGTTCATGGACGGGCTGACGCGTTATCTGGAACTGTTGACTTATATCACTGCAGAATCCTTGCGGATCGTGCTTTCCTACGTGGGTGGCTATGCGGCAGATTACCCCGGTCCCATCAAGTCGGCTATCTTCCTGCTTGCCGCCCGAGAATTGTCAATGGCTCAGCTGCAGGCGCCCGAGGTGATTCCTGGGGACAACCGGATCGTGGCTGCCGCGAAGGCTAAGCTTATCCCATTCATTCGAGGGACCATATGATCAAGTGCGAAGTCGAAGGACTTCCTGAACTTGCGACGCGACTGAACAACGTCACGAAGAACGTCCCCAAGGCGTTTCTTAAGGGGGCGCTCGTGACGGCAAGGCGCTTGGTGAAGTTCGCCAGGGTGAATGTCCCGGTGAACACGGGCGCGGGCAGTCGGTCTATCCGCGCCCGGATGTCCAGGAAGTACGGTGCTGTCTATCTCATGGCGGGAAGCAAAAGGAATGCAACGACCCGCAGAGGGCCAGAGGACGCTTGGTACATCGCATTCCATGATGCAGGGACGGTCACGAGGGACGGAACGCCCCATGTTCCGGCTACCAGGTACTTCACCGAAGCTTCGGACAGGGCTCTGACCTATCTCGTTCAGGACGTCATGGAAGCATACAGCAAGATGGCAATTGATAAGTTAATGACCGACAGCGACATTATCGCAGGGACGGGGACCGATGAGTGACATCGCGGACGCAATGGTCGTCGAACTCAAGAATTCCGCGCTTTTTGGATCCCGTGTCGTCAAGGGGCCGCCACTTACGATGCACCAGATGCCTTGCGCCGGGGTCCAGTTGAAACGGACGAACGAGTTGCAGGGCGATGGCAAGGGTCTCGGTGTCTATGACTACGGGTTGACTATCTGGGCTGTCTGCAAGGAATCAGACAATCTTGCGCAGGAACAGGCGGTCGAACTCGCAATCTTAACCGCTATCAGGACTCAGTTACGTGCGCTGAGCTCAATGGATGTTCGATACATTGATGACGGCACGGTTCGCATCACAGCGGAATGCTAGGAGGTAGCTAATGGCACTCACATCAATTGGTTTTCAAGTTGTTGCTAGCAACATCAAGGTCTGTGCCGTCAAGGTTCTTGGTGGCAGCCAGCAGACGGTGAAAGGTATCCAAGAGGTCGCCATTGATCCCGGCGCTGTGAACCAGGTCCTCGAGGGCGACGGCACGACACTCTACATCGCGGCCAAGAACAGCGGCAAGGCAGATCTCAATTTCGGGAACGCCGTCATGGACGAGTCTCTCTGGGCTAGTCTCCAGGGAGATACGGCTCCCGCGTTGACGGGTTCGACGCCCAACATGGTCCTCACCACGAACCTCAAGGACGATCACACCTACCCTGAGTTCGCGATCGAGTTTGTGATCTACGTCAATGCCGCCTTGGATAGTTCTGTGACAGTCGCGGCCCCCGTGGAGCGGCACTTTAAGCTGCCGCACTGCGTCCTCACCAAGTCGCCGGCTCTCAAAGCGTCCGGCATGGCGGACGGTAAGCTGCTGGATGTCGGAAACGTGACAGCGCAGGCCTGGTCTGATCCCTCAACGCATGTGCTCATGATCGTGACCGATTACCAGACCATTACGGCGATCACGCTATGACCTTTGAGGAATACAAGAAACGGGCACTACGGCACGTCGTTCTCCCGTCGACGGAGGGCTGCGAAGGCGGCCCTCTGGAGTTCGACCTGATCATGCCCCCGGCTGCCGTGGTCAATCCGATGACTCTAGCATTTTACGAAAAGGTCAAGCCATATCAGGACATCGAGACCGAGGCAGCAATAGACGCTAGGGTTGCCGCAGGAGTGGTTTTGTATACGGAAGTTCTCAAGGCCTCCACCTGGCCGGAGGGATTCGGACTCGAGAGCGTCAATGACGTGGAGGATTTGAACTATCTGTTGAAGGTGGCTGCTGATTTTTTCGGTCGTGGCAACAAGACGCAGACGAAGGATGGCGTCTCGCCCGCAGCATCGGAGACAACACCGGTGCCATCCTTAGAGCCAGATTCGAACGAAGCGGGAACCTTCCAAGTGACTGTCTAGGGCATACGGCGACGGAATGGTACTTTGATTTCGGGATCCTGTCGAAGGCTGATGAAACGGCAGAAGCAGAACGATTCCTCGACGAAGTGATGAAGGGGTAACATGCAGACGCTTGGGCAACTTGTCCTCAAGATAGCAGCAGATACTGCGGGTGCAGAGAAGGGGATCGCTGGCCTTAATCAGAAGGTCAGTGGGGCTTTCTCTGCGCTAAAGCTGGTCATTGGTGCGATCGCCGCCGGCGCTATGGCGAAGTGGATCGATACGACGGTCAAGCTGGGGATTGAATCTGAACGTGCCGCATCTCTGTTCGGCAACACGATGCGAACGACCCTGGGGGCAACCGACGAACAGATTGCTGCCGCGCAGAAATTGATTGAGAAACAGGAGAAGCTCAACCATTTCGACGCTGAAGTGCTCATGGGCCAGATGGACAAGGCCATTGTCAAATATGGAGACCTTGGTACGGCTCAACTGGCGGTCTCGGCAGCGCAGGAAGTCGCTCGGCTCAAAGGGATTAATGTTGCCGCCGCTTATGACTTGGTGGCACAGGCATCAAACGGCACGGCGAGGTCTCTGAAGCAGTTTGGCATCGAGGCCAAGAAAGGAACGACTGAAGCTAGCTATCTCCAGGAGATCCTGGATAAGACGGCAGGGTCGACCGAAGCGTATAACAAAACCACGGCAGGCATGGTCGAAGGGATGAAACTCTCGTACGAGGTCATGCGCGAGACACTGGGCCAGGCATTATTGCCGATTGCCAAAACGCTTATGGAAGTGCTCTCTCCCGTGATCGAGAAGATCACCGCGTTCATTGTCGCCCACATGCCACAGATTCAGGCGTTTGTGCTGGCAATTCAAAAGGGAATCGCCTGGGTAGTCGAGACAGCAGGCAAGATGTATAACGCCATCAAGCCCTTCATCGTTTCCGTCACCGAGACGCTGGGACCCTACATCAAGGAACTCTTCACCTGGCTTAGTGGCAAGGGCGGGGCCGGGTTACAGAAGGTGATGGTGGACGTTGCCACTGTACTTGGGATGGCGTTCACGGGATTGGGCATTGTTATCAAGGCCATCGTGGATTCTATTGAATGGATCATCAAACACGCAAAAGAAGCGATCGAGTGGCTTAAGGGCATTGGTGCCAACCAGGGAGTCAATCAGGGTGGCGTCGCTGTGCCCTATATTCCCCCTCCCCATGCTTCCGGCGGCTGGGTCGGGATGAACGGCCCCGAGCTTGCCCTGGTGGGGGAACGCGGACCCGAGTACATCGTCCCCAACGACCGGCTTGGTTCAACCGACTACCTACTTGGAAAGCTTATTGCTCGCGTGGATACGCTTATCGCAGTCACTAACAGAATCCCGGGCGGTATCGGCGCTGTAGTCAACGGCATCGGGAGGGGCGGATGAGCACCATAGTCCGGTATTCTAGCGGATCGACCTATACGCTGGCCAAACAGCGTGTCGATACGGACATGGAGCAGGATGCAGGCCTCACGTCCGCCTTGATTGCAGGCATGAACCTGGGCGTCCCTCTTAGTCTGCAGCGGATTACCGTCACCGGGCAGATTGCGAGCAAGACTGCTTGTTCGTGGTATGACATTGTCGCCATCTCTCTCGATTCAGGCACCTCCTACCAGACGGTGTATTCCACTGCCATTTCTTTTGATCAGGACGGTTGGTCAAGCATCTATGGCTATATATTGACCCTGAAAGCCTCGCCCCTGAAAATGGGGACGGCTGTCCTGTTTCCTCCTACTGGGACGCAGTGGGGACTGAGCACCGCGTCCGGGGTGCACCAGCATGGAGTAATTGAAAGTAAGGCTGGCATCGTCTATGAAGGGCCAGACTGCTATTTCTCGCTTCTCCAGACGCTAGCCGGTATCGGGAATCTGGCGATAGGCTTCACGCGAGCGGCAGGAAAGACGGTCAAC